GATTTCATGCTGCAAACATTTCAAATGGTTTAGCACCAAGTATGATACTTAACTTTAGGAATGGTGTTCCTTCTCCAGAAGAAAGAAGAGAGGTTTATAAAGAAATAGAAGACACATTTACAGGTGAAGAAAACGCAGGAAGATTCTTCTTAGCATTCTCTGAAGCTGGTAAAGAATTACAAGTTACTCCAATTGATTCTGCTAATGATGATTATTATTTAACACTAGAAGATAGAATTACAAGTAGAATACTTACAGCACACAGAATAACATCACCATTATTATTAGGTATTAAAGATTCAGCTGGATTTAGTTCTAACGCAGAAGAGATTAGAGTTGCGTATGCACACTTTGAAGGAACTGTTGTTGAACCTAAAAGAAAGAAGATATTGCAAGGTTATGGTTATATGTTGCGATTAGCTGGATTTAATATAAAATTGAGTGTAGAACCTAACAAATTGGTTGCAGATGCAGAGATTGCAGACGTAGCACCTCAAACTAATAACATAGAAAAATAATATGGAAAACGTACTTTTAGTATCGGAACAACGTATGAAGCAATGGACTTCATTGGATAGCAATATACGTATTGATGTTCTTACACCATCCATTATAAATGCACAACAGATTTATATTCAAGATACTCTTGGTACTAAATTCTTTAATAGATTAAAGGGCGGTGTTGTTGCTAATGATTTAACAATAGATGAATCTACATTCTTAAAGGATTATGTAGGTCCTACATTGATTCAGTACGCATTGTACTTGCTTCTACCGAACTTAAAATATAAGTTTGTAGAGAAAGGTATCTTAAATGGTTCTAGTGAAGAGACACAACCTACTACATTAGATGAAATGAAATACTTAAGAGAATCTGCTTTAGATACTGCACAATTCTACAATGCTAGAATGTTAGAATTCTTAATAGATAATCCTGTTATGTTTACAGATTACTCTAACCCAGGTTCTGATGGTATGACACCTAACAAAGAGACACCTTATTTTAGTGGACTACAAACAGATGTGCCACCAAAACGAAAAGACATATGGTAGATAAAGAACAATCAGTATCTTCTGTAACTAAAGCTACAGAAACTAACATTAAGAAATTAAAAATATACCTAAGCAAAGATGGGAAGAATAGACAGGATACTAAACAAAGGAATAAGTAAAAAGTTATTTGTCTTTGGTGTAGCTACTGTTTTAGTAGCTTTTGGGCAACTTACATCATCAGACTGGGTAATCATAGCCTCTGTTTATATTAGCGCACAGGCAACTATAGATGCAGTAGCTAAGCTTAAAGGAAACAACTAACAAAGAAATTATATTTAAACATATGAGTTGCGAAGTAAAACAATCAGTTCAACAAACATACGTTGAAACACAATCAGCAGGAGCTGTAACTGAACCAGAGAATGGTAATTGGTTACAAGGATATTGCGAATTCTTAGGTGTAACAGAGCCAGTCAATTCAAGTTGGCTACAAGCTTTATGTATACACTTAGGTATAACAGAACCATTATATGCATCATGGACTATTGCATTAGCAAATTATTACGGCATCACTGCTCCAGTCAATGGATCATGGTGGTGGGCAATAGCATGTGCTGATACTCCTATTACTGATTTAATATGGGACTTAACAAGTACTGAATGGCAATTAGAAAATGCAGACTGGAAAACAGTAGCTGCACCTTCTGCCCCTACATTTGATCAAGAAGGTAGTTTAATTAATGCTTCTCCTTTACCAACATTTAGTGGTACTGCGACAGCTACTAACCAAATTACATTAACAATAAATAATGATACTTATTATACTACTACTGATAATGCAGGTGTATGGTCTTTAACTGTTACTAACACTATACCAGGTGGAGTAGGAGCAGGGCAAAACTATGCAGTAGATATTATAGCATTAGATCAAGGCATACCAAGTGCTACAACAGTAGGATCAGTTAATATCTTAGTTGCACAATCTACTATTAGATTTGAATTGGAAACAGGTTGGTCTTTATATTGGTATTATACTGCAGTGCAAGTAGAAAAAGAAACTTCACCAGGAGTATGGGCTGCTATAGAATATGAGGGTAATCCAACATGGAATAGTGGTTCTACATTCTATAAAGTACAACCAACAGAATCTGTTGTACCATGGCCTGTAGGATATGATCCTAAGAATGCAATGTCATTTGGGCAAGGAGATCAATTTGCAGTACAAGGTCAAGTATCTCCTAGAGAAATAATACTTGATCAAGGATATACATACAGAATAGTTAGTATCGGTGCAAACGCAACAAATTACGGAAGATTCAGTGAATATACTGTATATGATGGAGCTACTGTAGTATTACCTCTTTATACAACTGGTGCTGATAATAATTGGGTAACAGGATATGTTCAACAAACTTTTACATTATAATAAAATAAATAAAATAGATAAAATAATATGGCAACATTAACAAATCAACCAATTCAAGACACATATGCGGGTCTTATTAAAACATTAAATAGTTTAGCATTAGATCCTACTACTGCTATTCAATTAACAGACGGTTTAGGTAATAACTTTCCTATGTCAGCATCACAGATAGGAATAAATTACACTGGTACACAAGATTTTAGTGCATCCACAGTTGTAGGAATTTCCGAGGCTGGCTTAGTTGCTGGTACAGGTACAGATTCTTTAAAGTCAGCGGACATTTTAGGAACTACTGCTAATATTGCTAGTGCTGCTAATTCTATTGCAATTGGAGACGCTTTATTAAGTGATACTGCAAATGCTATCAGTATTGGTAAAAATATTAATAATACAGGACAAGGTGATGGAATAATAATTGGTAGAGATTGGAACCACGTATATGGTAGAGATTGTGTAGTTATTGGTAACGGAGAAGATCATATATTTTCAGTTGGACAGAATGATTTGGTGATGATTGGGAGAGTAGCACGTGCAAATTCAATCGGTGGTGTTGCTATCGGTCATGGAACTGAGGTACATGGAGCTACTGGTGGATATGCTATAGCTATTGGTTATGGAGCTAAAGCTGGTGTAAGTTCTGATACTGATGAATGTATTTCCATTGGACTAGCGGCTACGTCGACAGAGACGGGGGCAGTCGCATTAGGTGCTAATGTAACTGCAGCAACAGCAAATACTGTAACTGTTAAGAAATTACAAATGTTAGACTATGCAACTATAAACTATGCAGATGATGCAGCAGCAGCAACAGGTGGAATACCTCTTGGTGGTGTATATCATACAGCTGGTGCGCTTAAGATTAGAATAGCATAATAACACATACATAATATATTGGGAGTCAGCCATTGACATCCCTTTATTTTTAGGCGGGAGAGGATAGCAGAAATGTTATCCTCTTTTTTTATGCACAAAAAAAGCCATTCAATTAAGAATGGCCTTTAAAACAAAAACATTTATGAAAAAATGTTAAACCCAATTAAAATATACAGAACGTATGCTATTAATTGGTACATCTATTATACTAACTAACTTGATTTGGTTTCAATATAATATAATAATATCCTAATATTTTAGCTTTATTTAGCTTTTTTATTAAACTTATTGAATATATACTATATAACAATAAACAAATAAACAATTATTATGGAACTATTTAAACGGTTTGCAACCACAAATGCTAAAACAAAACAAGCTTCAACTGTCAATAGACAAAGATATTGGTGGATTTCTAATGAAGGTAATGTAAAGATCACAGATAACTATAGCGAGAAGACTATATGGCCAAAGATATCTCTAACAGGTGGAAAGCCTGGTAATAGATATGCTGCTATTAGTTTAAACATAGGAGGTAAGTATATCCACAAGATAGTAGCTGCTGCATTTCTAGGACCTAAACCTAATGATACAGATAAATGGGTAGTAGATCATATTGACGAGAACAGATTAAATAACAATGTTGACAACTTACAATGGTTAACTAATGGTGATAATCTTAGAAAGTACTGGAGAGCACGTAAGAGCAATACATTACAAGAACATAGTAACTATCAGGAATTATATACAAACATCACAGAGTCCACGCCAAGAGCTGACAGAGATGCTAGTATCATAGAGTTATACTTAACTGGAATGTCAGGTACTAAGATACGTACAAAATTAGGTTTAAGTCATAATGTTATATGGGGTGCAATACGAGATTACCGTGCATTAAACAACATAACAAAATATAACATCAAGTAATATGAAATATTATACAATAGAAGAAGAAGGACAATATAAAATAGAATCTCGATGTGTTAGATATGAGAATGATAAAACATATTATCTAATGTCTAGACAACAATTAAAAGAAGCACATAGTAGAAGAAGGTTTAGGAATGAAACATCTTGTTGGATTATGGAAGAAACTACAAGGACTGAAGCTATAATCGAGTTTGAATCTAACTTAAAGAAAGTGTATGATTCATTTACTTGGAAAGAAGAGAATGATAATGAACTTGAAATGAAAGCAGATTCAAATGCTATAGATATTTTACAATTTATTGAAAACAATAATTCTAATAAATATAACAGATTATCTAAGAACGTTAGTATTGTATACTTATTATATAAAGATGATGAAGTGGTTTATGTAGGACAATCTGTAAATACTTCTAGACCATGGCAACATACTGATAAAGACTGGGATTCTGTAGATATAAAAATAGTGCCTCCTAATATAAGTTTGGATATTATAGAAGCATTTTATATAAGGAAGTATAAACCCAAATACAATCGTAACAATGGTAATTGCACAGAACAATTATGGAACATGACATTGGATCAAATTAAAATAATAAAAAAAGAACATGAAAACAAAGAAACAGCGAGATAGTATACTTCAACAACAAGCAGATGAAGATTCTTCTATAATGTTTAATTGGTTATTTAGTATGAAAGGATTAGATTCTACTTTAAAAATATTGTTAAACTATATGTGTAATGATATATTTATGAATGACAAAATAACATGGAAGCAGATGACGTATGCTGATAAGGTTGGTTTATCTAGACCACAGATATGGAAGTGGTTTAAAAAGTTAGAAGAAGCAGATATATTAATACCATGTAAAGATAATAAAGCAGGTGCTAAGAATAACACATATACATTAACCTATCGTAATATCAGAACTTATGCTGAAAGTAATCTTAATAAGAACAATAACCTGTTAACTGGAGGAACACTACCTGTTAACAGCAGGAAACACAACCTGTTAACTGGAGGAACACAACCTGTTAACCAGGAGAAACAAACCTGTTATCCACCGTTAACATATAATAAAGTTAATAAAACTAATAAAGTTTTAATAACTAAAGGTGAAGAAGAAGATTTAGCATCTTCTTCACCTGACCAGAAGAAGACCATATCTGACCATATGTTATATGAATTCATGAATGAAATAAGTAAAGATTAATTAATTAAGATAAATAACTAAAGAACATTATGCAAGTACAAATACCACATATATTAAAAGACGTTAAAGACGAGAAGATCATTATATTATTAGGTTTATTCAAACAGATAAATAGATTATATGGACATGGTATTGAATACCACTTTAGCGCAGCAGACCTAAGAACAATATTAGGTACTAGTCAACATTTGCAATCAACGGTTAATTCTCTAGAACCATCAGTTAAGAACATAATTAAATTAGGTATGTTTAATGTAAATGATTGGTCAATGATGTATCATGATCGTATAACAATTAAACGTAAATGTGGCTTAGGACCAAGTGAAAGAGCATGTACTAAGAAAGCATTCTATGCAGAGATAAAAGAAGAAAGATCTATAATGATATGGAGTTACTTACAAGGTTGCCTTAATAGAAACATAGTAACTGAAGAAGAGATTAAACATTATCCACAATCAGGATTACCTACATACTTTAAACCTGAGTTCATTTACTATGACTTAGATAAAAATAAACCGAAGTAATTGAATAAGTTTTTAACAGAAAGATACGAGGACATAATGACTATGTCAAAGAAGATTTGTAAATCTAACCCTGAATTTGAAGATGTAGCACATTTTGCAATAGAATCATTCATGCAACATGAAAGAGGTCAAGAATTAGTTGATGCTGGAAGAGCAATGAACTTCTTATCTGGTATTATGCATAGATCATTTCATAGTTCAACTAGTCAGTATCATACATTATATAGACAGAAAGGCAGAATGCATTCTTTACCCCAGTCATACGATAATAGAGTAGACGATAATACATACGATCATGACATAGATACTATGTTAGAAGCTGTGCAAGGAGTTCTAGAAGATATGAAAGCAGATGGTATAGATTTATGGTTTAGGGCTACACTACTAGAAATGTATATTAAGACACCAAACTATTCAGAAATTGCAAGAGTAACCAAAATACCAAGAACTAGTATATCAGTAGCAGTAGAAGAAGCTAAAGATTATATTAGAGAACGACTAAACATATACGACATATTATGATACTACTACAAATATTAGGATTTGCATGCTTAGCGCACCTCATAGTAGATATGATTACACACTTTGATCTATCTCTACCAGAAAAACCATTCAAGTGTGAGATGTGCATGGGATATTGGATAAGTATAATACCATTCATGATTCAGTTTGGTTTGGTTGGTATACTTTACGCAGCAATATCTGGAGTGTCCGCCAACTTAATCTATAAATATATTTAATAGTATGACACAAGAACAAATAGAGTTTGTTAGAGAGCACGAGAACCTCTTCATAAATCAAAATACAATATCAGTAGAACAAAAGAAAACAATCTATGATATCTATAACTTTATAACAGGAGAGACTAAACGACCGAGTTCGTGTGGAAGATGTATAGCTTCAGTATTAAAGATGGTACACTTCACATATAAAAAATATACTAGACATGAAAATTAAAGAAGTTAAAGTAGGTGACATCACTTACACAGTAAGAGGTAAGACCGATAAGATCATTAAAGAAACTATCAAAGGTCTAAAGAAATTAAACAAAAAAACAAAACAAGATCCTAATGACGATGATGACAATGAGTTATTATGTGAAGGTTACAACAAATAAGATATGGAAGGATTTAGAGGAGGTGATGCAAACATCAATAGAGCAGGTAAAAAGAAAGGAACTCTTAATAAGAATACTAAACAAATTCGAGAGGCTTATCAGAAACTAACGGAAGATAACTTAGAGAACATGAACAAATGGTTAATGCAAACAGCACAGGACGATCCATCTAGAGCATTAGACCTTATGTTAAAGTTGTCAGAGTATATTATACCTAAGCTCGCTAGGACTGAAGTCACAGGATCGGAAGGGGAAGATCTATTTAAGAATGTTAAGTTCTCATTTGGACCAGATATTAACGATAGAGACAACAGAGTCAATGAGTAAACAATACGAAGGATTTACACCACATAATAAACAAAGAGAAATGATTAATACCATTCTATCTTCTAAAGCAAAGTACCATGTTGCTTGTGTTGGAAGACAGTTTGGTAAATCTCTTATGGGTATAAACCTCGTATTATATTGGGGTATTAATAATGGACCATGTAAGATCTTATGGGTCTCACCAGTTTATTCACAAGCAGACAAAGTACAAAAAGAAATGATGTCCGCAATAGGTCAATCAGGTTTAGTAAAATCCTGCAACTACTCATCAAATGAAATAGTATTAAACAACGGAACAGTAATCTTATTTAGATCCGCAGAACGTTATGATAATATTAGAGGACTTACATGTGCCTATGGTATAATAGATGAAGCAGCTTTTTGTAAAGACGAAGCATGGACAGAAGCAATACGTCCAGTATTTATGGTAAGAGGTAAGAAAGTATTATTCATCAGTACACCTAAGGGTAAGAACTGGTTTTATAATCTATTCCAACTAGGAGGTAGTGAAGACTATCCACAATACAGTAACTACACAGGTACATCGTATGACACTCCTTATATAGATCCAATAGATATTAATGATGCAAAGAGAACCTTGCCAGAGAATGTATTCAAACAAGAATACCTAGCAGCTTTCATTGATAGTGGTGGTGAAGTATTCTCAGACATAGATAAGAATTGTTTCGAAGCATACTCACAACCAAATGGTAAAGTATTCTGTGGAATAGATTTAGGTAAACAAGAGGATTATACAGTAGCAACCTTCATAGACTCCAAAGGAAAAATAGTAGACATCTATAGAGCTAACAGTCAAGAGTGGACTACAATGACCAATGAGATACTTATAAGACTACGCAAGTGGAATGCAACTGCAATGGTAGAGGTTAATTCAATAGGTGATGTTATCTTCGAACAGATCAAACGACAATGGCAAGACACACACCCTTTTGTTACTACGAGTAAATCAAAGAATGAAATCATTGAAGGTCTTATATTAGATATGAATGATACGCAAGTAACTATACCAAGTGAACATCTATTCTCATGGCTCTACAACGAACTTTCAGTATTTACCTACGACTACAACCCTAAGACTAGAAGTATTAAGTACGGACATCCAAGTGGCTTACATGATGATACGGTTATGTCATTAGCAATTGCTAACTACAATCGTAAACAAAATAAGACATTAGGAACATATGCAGTGTTAGGACGTAAATACTAAGATGTAATTCATAACCAACAAATATTATATTTAATACTATAATGATCAAAGCAAATCTAAATAATAAGAAGTATGAGATACCCCAAAGGTTTACTATAGACACTTGGAGTAAGATGGTTGTTTGGGACTT